GCGTTTGTGGGCGTCCGGGTTTTTTCATAATAGGCGGAGGAGGGGGCGGAGTAAGGCATTCATGACCCCTAAATAAAGTATGATTTTTATCTGATTTCAATTTTTTATTTGCAGGGTCATTATTAGGCCATATTAATCACCTGCATGTCCGCCACAGCACCCCGCAAAGCAGGTCGCCCGAAAACGGGAAAAACAAGAATCCCACTTTGCTGCACCGTCCCCGCCGGGTTGGTCGAAAAGGCTCGACGCCTTGCCAGTCGCAAAGGTGAGAGCCTCAGCCAGTATGTTTCACGGGCCATTCAATCCGCACTTCTTAACGAGCAATGAACACTTATTTTTTGCTTTACGATGGATTCGTAAAAATCGGCAGGGCGAAAGATGTTGAAAAACGCATCAATGGAATGCTTGTGGCAATGCCTAAAAATCCGGTTTTACTGAAAGTGAGCGATAAGCCCGAGAAGGCATGCCATATTCAGGCGCAAAAGCTATCCAAACGAATTAATGGTGAATGGTTTGTTTCAACAAATGCTTTGTTGCGTTGGATCAAAAGCCTTGATTGCTCTGACAAAACCCGGCGATACCCGAGGGCATACAATAAGCGGTTAGTTAGACCGACTGTTGACGGCATAAAACAACAAATCTGCATAACCAAATGGGTTTTGTGTGCTGCCGAAAAGGAAGCGGCAAAAAAAGGGATGGATTTGTCGCAATGGATTTCAAACCTCATTCAAGAAAAAACCACATGAACACCATCACCCTCACCCCCGAGCAACTTGACGCCGTGCTTGCCGAGGCCAAGGCCGAAGTCGTTGCCACGATCATGGCGAAGCACGGTGAGAAGCTGACGCTCGTTTCCAAGGCGCAAGCCGCCGGTTTGCTCGACGTGGACGGCAAGACGCTGGACAGCATGGGAATCCCCCGCGTGGTCCTCGCCTCCAAGAAGAAGATCGCCTACCGCTTGTCGGATATTGCCGAGTTCATTGAGAAGAACATCGAGCATTGAAAGATTTCCTCTCTCCAAACGCTTGGGTGGCGGCCAAGTAAAACAATGCCTGCCCGCGTGGTTTCAAAATGAGCCGGAGGAGAGAGGAACCCAACGAAACGTGAACCATGAAAATCCACCCATCAACCGTTTGCCTGTCCTGCGCCATCCTGTTTGTGGCGTCCGTCGCCCTTGGTCTTTACGCCATCACCCAGCGAAACGGCTTTGCCGTGGCTGGCGCATGGATCATGGCCTGCATGTTTTTCTGCGCCTCCGCTTGGTATGGAAATGGAGGCAGGGCATGAATTTCACCGAGCAATTCATGCAGGCGTGTCGGCAAGCGCGCGCGGAGAACCTTACCGCAATTACTGTTGTGCATGCTTTGGCGCTCATCGGCCACTCTGACAACGGGGCGACGATGACAACCGTTGCCGAAAAGGTCGGATTCTCAACCGCCGCCTGCACCAGCATGATCGACCAGCTTGAAAAGATGAACCTCGTGCGCCGTGACAGAGACGCCAAGGACCGCCGAATCATCATCGTGCGCGTCACCACCGAGGGGCTTGCCTGCCTCGCCCGCATTTTCCCAACCAAATAAAGACATGAGCATGTTATCACAAATTACCCGCGGGCCTATTGCCCGACCTCACTTCATCGGACTCTACGGCCCCGGCGGCGTGGGCAAGTCCACATTCGCCGCCGCCGCACCGAAGCCAATTTTCATCGGAACTGACGACGGCACCGGCACGATGGACGTTGCCCGCTTTCCCATTCTTGAGAACTGGCAACAGGCAATCGCCGCCATCGACACGTTGCAAAACGAGTCCCACGAGTTTGAAACCGCCGTGATCGACACCGTGAACGGACTGGAACCCCTGCTTTGGGCGTTTCTCTGCAAGGAAGCCCGGTGCAATTCGATCGAGGAAATCGACGGCGGTTTCGGCAAGGGATACGTCCGAGCGACCGAGCAATGGGTTGAGTATTTCAAGAAGCTCAAGCGCCTGCGCAACAAGATGAACGTGGTCACGCTTGGTCATGCCATCGTCAAGACGGTGGAGGATGTTATCGAGGGTGAACGGTATGACCGCTACTTGCTAAAGATGCACCAGCAAGCCGCCGCGGCGTGGCATGAAGCCGTGGATTGCATGTTCTTCGCCAAGTTCGATCAATCATTTCGCAAGGAGAAGGGCGCGAAGAAAGCCCGCGCCATGGGCGAGGGCAAGCGCGTGATGTTCACCGAAGAGCGCCCCGGCTTCCTCGCCAAGTCCCGCTTCGACCTCCCATCCGAAATGGAACTGTCATGGGATGACTTCGCCGCCCGCGCCGCGGTGGCCAAGGTCCACGCCAGCACGGATGACCTCGCCCGCGTGTTCAAGGGCATCGAGGACGACGCGACAGCCTACCTCCTGTCAATCGGCTGGCTCTTGGAAGGGCAATCGCTCTCAGACCTCAAGGAAGCCAAGCGCAAGAACATCCTGAACAAAGCAGACGCCTTCCGCAAAGCCGTGACTGAGCACGCCGCCGAGAAGAATCAACCCGAACCCCAACCAACTGAAACCAATGAGTGAAGAAACCGAACAACTGCCGAGCAACATGTTTGCCCGCACCCTATCCGAAGTTTCCCATGGCGATCTTGCCGAACAGGCGAGCGAGCAACTTGCGGAGCTTGTCGCCGCCGTGGGTGAAACTGCCAAGAAAGGCACCCTCACCCTGACGCTGGAAATCAAACCGCGCGGCCATGACTCCGGCCAAGTGGAGGTTTCCGGAACCGTGAAATGCAGCGTCCCCGTCCCCGACATCGCGCCAAGCATGTTTTTCGTCCACGACGGGCAGCTTGTCCGCGACAACCCGAAGCAACTCAAGCTCCCGTTCGGTGAAAAGCCGAAGGTCGTCACCCCCAAAGCCGTTAATCAATGATCCAAGAACTCATCAACGCCCTGCGCGTTCCAAACAACAAAGGTGGGGTGTCAATCCCGCCCGGTCACAAGATCGTCCCTGACGAGCTTTTCACGCTGCCCGACTACCCGAGAGGGCACGTTCAGGCGGAATCCGTTGACGCGCTGCTTGATTACATCGGGCTGCACCTCACCGATCAAACCGTTGTGCTCGCCAGCCTGAACGCGATGAACATTGCCACGATTTTCGACTGGCACGACAACGAGGTGAATGGATGGGGCGAACACTCCGCCACATTCCCGCTTCAATTCACCCGTGAATGGCAGGACTGGACGCGCATCAGCGGCCAGCCGCTCACGCAACAGAAGTTCGCGGAGTTCATCGAAGAGCACCTTGAGGACATTGTGGAACCGAAAGCCGCCGACGTGCTCACCGTGGCAACCAGCCTGTCCGGCATGCGCAAGGTTTCCTTCACCAATGCCGTGCGCCTGCAAAACGGCGACACCTCGCTTTGCTGGGAGGAAACCACCGACGCCAAGGCCGCGGGGGACGTGCGCGTTCCATCCGGCTTGAAACTCCGCATCCCGGTATTCAAGGGCGCGGAGGAATCCACCACGTTTGAGGTTTCCGGCTTGTTCCGCTACCGCATCCACGAGGGCAAGCTGTCTTTCGAGGTCAAGCTCCTGCATTGCGACAACATCGCGGAACTCGCGTTTGACGAAGTGGTGAAATCCCTCACCGCCAGCCTGCGAGCGAAAAACAAGAGCCTCCCGCCAGTCATTCGCGGAGCAATCCGCACGCTTCCCCGCCCGCTTATCGAAAACCACATCTACACCGCATAACCATGGACCCACGCAACTACACCTATCAGGAACCCGAAGAGAAGAGCTTTGAGCCACTTCCCAAGGGGGAATATCCGTTCATTCTGCTTGAAGTGAACGCCATGACCACCACTCAGAAAACCGGCCATTCCATGCTGCCGGTCAAGTTTGAGTTTCAAGGACCGGACGATCACAAGGTTCACGTCTATGAAAACTTCGTTTTCTCCGACGCCGCCGCGTGGAAAATCAACCAGTTCCTCAAGTGCATCTGCGGCGGGTCCATTGATCCGGGCCGCAAGGTGGATTTCGAGTCGCCTGATTTCATCAAATGGATGATGAAACAAACCGGCACCGCCCGCCTCAGCATCGAGCGCGTGCAGGGCAAGACGAAGGATTACGACCGCAACAAGATCGAAGCCTTCCTTTACGACAAGCCAGCCGTGAAGGGATCGACGGTTTCCACGCCGCCAGCCAAGGCCCAGCCGCCTTCCGCTCCGGTTGAGGACGACGATAGCATACCCTTCTAACAGAATTTCCCAACCATAAGCCCCGATGCCAGTAGCGGACTCCACTCAGAGCAGGCCATTTCCTGCGCGAGCCGTGAAGGGATGGAAAGTGGCAGGGGCGAACATACTGATGCGCCAAACGCGGGTGGGAACAGCGTGACAGCCGGAGAGACGGCAATTTCACACAAAAGTCCGAACTCTATGAACGAACCATACCAAGCCCCGGCGCTCAACGCGCCACCCATCCCGCACGTCGGAAAGACCGGATATTACATCCGCACCGGACGCACCATCTATCGCTTCCCCGAGTTTGTCAGCTATGGCGAGCAAATCATTCGCGGATCGCGCCTGCCCCACCGCGCGTCTGCCGCCCTTCGCCGCTCGTGGCGCTCGAAATACTTCCCCCACGTCGGCAAGAAACAACTCTCCAAGAAAGCAATACCATGACACCCGACCTAGAAACCAAGCTCAAGAACCTTGAAGCCCGCCACGCGGCCCATCAAGCCATGTTGGAAGAACACCGTGAAGCCCGTCACCAACGCCGCGAAAAACACAAGCGCCGCTGGCACAAAATGAAAATCACGCCCATCCAACTTATCTGAATCACAACGAAACGCAAAGACATGAACATTTTACATTTGGAAATCAACGACCTGAAACGAATCTCCGCCATCGAGATTGACCCGGCGACGGAAAAGACCGTGATCCTGACCGGCGACAACGGCCAAGGGAAAAGCTCCGTCCTCGACGGCATCCTCCTTGCCCTGTCCAACACCGGCTTGGATGATCCCATCCGCCACGGTCGCCCGGCAGCCAACATCAAGCTCACGCTTGGCGCTGACAAAGCGGAATACCTGCTGGAACGCAAGATCACGAAGAAAGGCAGCTACCTCACCCTGACCACCGCGGAAGGATTGCCGGTGCAGAAGGCGCAAACATTCCTCAACGGCCTGCTTGGCAACTACGCCTTTGACCCCTTGGAGTTCACCCGCCTCAAGCCGCGGGATCAAGTGGAGGCGCTGAAAGCCGCCGCCGGGCTGGACTTCTCCGAACTGGACGCCAAGCGCGCCGAGTTCTACGCCTTCCGCACACAGGTTGGCCGTGATGGCAAGGAAGCCGCCGCCCAGCTTACCGCCGTGCCGGAGCCTGCGGAGGGCGTGCCGTCCGAGGAAGTGAGCGCCGCCGAACTGGTGGGAACGCTGTCAGATTTGGAATCCAAGTCGTGTGCGTTTGTCGATGAGCACGCGAAAGCCGAAGGCATCAAAGACAGGCACACAAAGGCATCCGCCGCGGTTGCCGACCTGAAAGCCCGCCTTGCTGCCGCCCAAGAAGAAGAACAGGAGATCAGTGCTCTTTACATTGAACAGCTTCAGCGGGTGAATGAAGCCAAAGAAGCCGCCCCCACCGACGAGCAAATCACCGAGGCCCGCAACGCCATCGCCAAGGTTGACGAAACCAACCGCGCCGTGCGCCAAGCGCGCAAGCACAAGGAACTTTCCGAGCGCGTGACCAAGCTCCGCTCAGAGTATGCCACGCTGGACCGGAGGATTGAGGAAATCGACATAGAGAAGTCAAACGCCATCAAGGAAGCCGCGCTTCCCATCGACGGGCTGGAATTGACGGATGAAGGCGTTTTGATGAACGGCGTGTTCTTCTCCCAGCTTTCCACCGCGGAGCAAATCCGGATTTCCGCCCTTGTGGCCATGTCGCAAAACCCGGACTTGCGAATCATTCTGATCCGGGAGGGTGCGTTGATGAACTCCGCCAACCTCAAGATGCTCTCCGGCCTTGCCGCGGAGCGTAGTTATCAACTGTGGATCGAACGCTTCCAAGAAGCGCCCGGCAACGAAGGTCTGCACATCGAGGACGGCGCGATTGCCTATGTGGATGGGAAGGAGGTCGCACCATGAACACCCCATCACAAGAAAACTCCTTCATCGGCGTTGCCACCTTCACCGACCATCAAGGCAAGGTCATCATCATCGCCGCCGAAAGCGCGGAAGTGCTGAAAGCCTACCTTGATGCAAACAACGTGAAGGGAGCGCCAGTCGCCCGCAAAGCCGCCATCATTCTCGGACCCGAAGCCCCAACAAAACATGAAGATCAACCGCAAAGCTGAATCCTCCCACTGGTATCACCGTGACGGCACCGCCTGTCACGAAGTCATTGGAAAATCCACCGGCCTGCCGCGCCCGACCACCGTGGCGGACGCGCGCAAGATGAACCTCGTGCCGTCAGTCACGAACATCTTGGGCATGAAAGCCAAGCCCGCGCTCACAACATGGTTGCAGGACAACGCGATCCGCGCGGCCCTCGCCACCCCGCAAAACCCCGGCGAACCGGAAGAGCAATGGCACAGCCGGATTGCGGAGGAAAGCGAGCGCATCGGGCGCGAGTCCGCCGAATGGGGCACGCTCTTGCACGAGCAGGTTGAAAGCTACGTCACCACCGGGGCATTCACCGCCACGGGCGAGATTCTGGATTACGTCCGCGGCGTGGAAAAATGGCTGAAAGAGGAAATCGAAACCACTATTTCCGCCGAGCAATCGGTCATTGGCGAGCTTGGCTATGCCGGACGCCTCGACCTGTATGCGATCCGCAAGAACGGACGCCGCGCGGTGATCGACTTCAAATCCCAGCGACTCAAAGGCAAGCGCGCCCCCGGATTTTACAAGGAGTGGGCCATGCAGCTTGCCGCCTACGCGGACGCATTGAAGGAAGAGGGGGATAATCCGCCGGACCTGATTTCCGTCATCATCCCGGCGGACGTGCCGGGGGATGTCTATGTCAAGCAATGGGACAACGGCCCGGCTGCGCTGGATGCCTTCCATGCCTGTTTCCGCCTGTGGTGCTTTGAAAAGGATTACACCCCATGAAAGAGCGCCCGATACTCATGTCCGCGCCCATGGTCCGCGCAATCCTCGACGGTCGCAAGACTCAGACGCGGCGCTTGGTGAAGCCGCAGCCCATGGCTGTGAGGCACACCGATCAAGGCCCGGTTCTAATGTGCCATCCTCCACTTCAATCGTTTGCCATGCGCTGCCCCTATGGCCAGCCCGGCGACCGGCTATGGGTGAAGGAGAACTTCCACCTTGGCGCGTTCGTCAAAGAGCCACACGCGCAAGGCGCGGCCATCGCTTACGCGGAAGGAAAGAAAACCTGCTTTCGTCACATGACGGATGCCGAAATGCAACGATGCCGCCTTAAGCCTGATCCCCGGCCATGGGCGGAAAGCAAAACCATTCCCTGCCTTCTCATGCCGCGATGGGCCAGCCGCATCACGCTGGAAATTACCGGCATCCGCGCCGAGCGATTGCAGGACATCAGCGAAAGCGATGCGTGGGCGGAGGGAATTGGGAGAGTCGGCCATCCGCTTGAAGCTCTTTTCAATGTCATTTTCAACTTCCCCAAGATGAACATTGGCGCTCTTGCGCTTTCGATGCCCAAAGACTTCGCCTATGGAGACGATCCCAAATTCCCAAGCGACCGAGAACGCATAACATGGGTCACGGCCCGCGGCGTTTATGCCGCCTTGTGGGATTCCCTCAACGCGGAAAAAGGGCCGGGCGAGCATGGATACTCATGGCAAGGAAACCCGTGGGTATGGGTGATCGAATTTCAACGCATCTGAATCATGCCAGTCGATTGGAAACGATACCCTCGCAACTGGAAACGCGTTGTGCGCGGCATCCGCCGCCGGTCGCGTGATTTGTGCGAGTGGTGTGGAGCGGAGAATCATGCTCCGCATCCAATCACCGGCAGCAAGGTTGTGCTGACAACCGCGCACTTGGGCGAACCATTTGCCATGAATGCCGACAAGCACGACAAGCATGACATCCGGGCCGAGAACCTTGCCCATCTTTGCCAACGCTGCCACTTGCGACACGACATCAAAGAGCATGTCGAAAACGCCCGACGCACCCGCGAGGTCAAACGCCAACTCACCGAACCGCTTTTGCCATTATGACCCCCTCCGAAGTCTGCCGCAGGAAAAAGGCATTCCGCCTCAAGGTTCATGCGGAGGTCTTCATTCTGCACCTGATGAACAACCCGAACCGCCAGCACCGCACCGGCAAGCTCTACGTTTATCAATGCGACGTGTGCGAACTCTACCACCTCACTTCACGCGAAACCTTCGTCACCAAAGACGGAATCCATATCCACGACACACCATGACACCAACATTTGAACCATTCCCCAAAATTCCCCGCCTGTTCCGCGACTGCATCATCACTGAGAAGATCGACGGCACAAATTCCACTATTGCCATCATCGAGGATGGCGGGCAGCCATACAGAGAAGCGATTTGCTCATGGCATCAGGACGGCGCAAGCTGGTCGATGCTGGCCGGATCGAGGACCCGATGGATCACGCCTCAAAATGACAACCACGGATTTGCAACGTGGGTTGAAAAACACCAACGCTCGTTGATGGCGCTTGGCTCCGGCATCCACCGCGGCGAGTGGTGGGGAAGCGGCATCCAGCGCGGATACGGACTCAAGGAAAAGCGCCTGAGCCTCTTCAATGTTTCCCGCTGGTGCCTGCACGGTCAGGAACCTCAACGCATCCCCTCCCAAGACCCGCGCATTGAAAAATGGCAGGACGTTCTTCCTTCATGCGTCGGGCTGGTTCCTGTGCTGTATCAAGGTCACTTCTCAACCGGCACAGTGGAAGGTTGCTGCAATCGTCTGTTGGTCCAAGGAAGCCTTGCCGCACCCGGATTCCACAAGCCCGAAGGCGTGGTTGTTTTCCACGTCGCCGCCAATACGGGATTCAAGGTCACGCTCGAAAAGGACGAAGAACCGAAGTCAAAGACATGACCACCCGCGAACAAATCGACTGGCGAGTTCCCTCCGCGAATGCATGGAAAGACTCAGAGCATAAGCTCCAAGTGGAGATTGTGAACCGCTCGCTGGCGCTGGCTGGCAAGTATCCTGAAATCATGCTCCTCCATGCCATTCCGTCCGGCGACTGGCGCGGCTGGGGGACGGGCAAGAAGCTCAAGGCGGAAGGAGTCATTCCCGGCGTGCCGGACCTGTGCATGCCGGTCGCCCGCGGCGGATTCCATGGATTCTACATGGAGTTGAAAAAAGCGGGCGGTCACGTCCGACCGGATCAATGGGAGTTCATGGAGGCGCTGCACGAGCAGGGTTATTTCGTCCGCGTCTGCAACTCGGTGGGCGTGGCGCTTGAAATCATCGTCAACTACTTGGAGGAAATGCCGTGATACTTCGCCCTTACCAGAATGATTTCGTCAGCGGCGTGGCCCGCGGCTTCCACGAGGGATTCATGCGACAGCTTGGAGTGCTGCCGACCGGCGGGGGCAAGACGATTTGTTTCGCCAACATCGCCCAACGCTTCCACGAGAAACGAAACGAGCGTACGTTGGTCCTCGCGCACCGGGAGGAACTTATCACGCAGGCCGCGGACAAGATCAAACAGGCAACCGGCTTGGAGGCGTCCATTGAAAAGGCCGGGGATCATGCCGACCGCTCCGCGCCGGTCGTGGTGGCATCCATCCAGACGATGCAAGGCGCGCGGCTGGAATCATGGAATCCGGATCACTTCGGCCTGATCGTTTGCGACGAGGCTCACCACGTCCTTGCCGACCAGTGGCAAGCCACACTCGCCCGGTTCAATTCCCGCGTGCTGGGAGTGACCGCCACGCCCGACCGTGGGGACAAAAAGAACCTCGCCACGTTTTTTGAAAACCTTGCCTATGAAATCGGCATCCTCGACCTGATAAACCAAGGATTCCTCGCGCCGGTCAAAATCAAGGCCGTGCCACTCAGGATCGACCTTGCCGACGTGAAGAGCACGGCGGGCGATTATGACGCCAAGGCGCTCGACGCCGCGATTGCTCCTTACCTCTCACAAATCGCCCGATACATCGCGGAGAACTGCCAAGAGCGCCGCCGCATCGTCACCTTCCTTCCGCTCATTTCAACCTCCCAGCGGTTTGTGGAAGAGTGCCAAGCCGTAGGGATCGACGCACGCCACATCGACGGGGCATCCCCTGACCGGGCGGAAATTCTCAAAGGGTTCTCCGCCGGGAAGTTCCGCCTGCTTTCCAACGCCATGCTTCTCACCGAGGGCTGGGACGAGCCGGGGGTGGATTGCCTTATTGTCCTGCGCCCCACGCGCTCCCGCCCGCTCTACGCGCAAATGGTCGGACGAGGCACCCGCCTGCACCCGGACAAAGAAAACCTCCTGCTGTTGGATTTCCTGTGGATGCACGAGCGCCACAACCTCGCCCGCCCGGCCAGCCTCGTGGCAAAAACCAAAGAGGAAGAACAGGCGATCACGGACAAGATTTTTGAGTCTGACGAGAAGGATTTGCAGGAGGCTCAAAACGACGCCGCCGCCGACCGTGAGGCCGCGCTGATCCGTGAGATTGCCGCCAACGCCGCCAAGAAGGAACGCTTCATCACCTTGGAGCAAGTCGGCGCGATTTTGAAAGACCGCAAGATTCAGGAATACGAGCCGGTGTTCGGCTGGGAGCGGCAGGCAGTCACCGAGAAGCAACGGCAAGTGCTCGACCGCTTCGGCTTGCAATGCCGCACGAAGGGGGAGGCCAGCATGGTAATGAACCGGCTGTTCGACCGGAGCAAGGCCAAGCTCGCCACCGTGAAGCAACTCCAATGGCTCGTCCGCTACGGATACCCGAATCCAGAATCCGTCACCGCCGCCGAAGCAAAGGCGTTTCTTGAATCGAAATGGGCAAAGAAGGTTTGAATCCCAACGAAACGTAAAGACATGAACACACCAAAAAAAGGATACGCATTTCCGCACCCAATGGGAAATGGACACCGCGAAGGTATGACCTTGCGCGATTGGATAGCCGGAAAAGTGCTGCAAGCGCATTTATCCATTGAACTCACGCACACACGGCTTGCGAAGAAAGACATAACCCCGATAGAAACGGTGAACGCATGCTATCAGTGGGCTGATTTAATGCTCATCGCGCGTGGAAAGGAAGGCGCATGACCCCCGACGAAGTGTTTGACGCGCTGACCCGTCAAATCATGGAGCGCCATTTTCAAGCGGCTAAGATTATGAAGGACTCCCCGCAACTCCGCACCGTCATCACCCACCGCGCCATGGCAATGCTTGAAAGGGCGGTTGCCATGATTGGAGCGGATCAATGGAGGTCGGTCGATCCATACGGAATCAAGGAAACCGAGTTTCGTGGATCGAAGCTCACCATCGTCCCCGGTGACGACATCTATTTCCACACACGCTGCACCAACCTGCCATGAGCGAAAAGCCTCCGCTGCCAATCAAGTTTCGACCATGGGAGCGCGAGAAGTTGCTTGGCAAGAAGGCACCTCACCCGGTCGATGAGCGGCTTGGTTTTGTCGATGCCTTGCAATGGCCGATTCGGATAGGCTGGCACCCCATGGCTATCGGCGGCGATTTTGACCGACTCCGCAAAGGGCAGATCGAAGATGGCCGTCGCTACCTTGGAAATGGCGGCTGGCAAAGAATCAACACCTACATCCCATGAAGAAATGCACCGAACCCAACGCCACCCACCACGCCGGATGCGAATGCCACGAGGCGAGGCGGGAGGCTGAAATCAAACGGCTGGAAGGCGAACTTGCCAAAACATCCACGCTGCAACAGCGCCTCACGATTGCGGAAGGCACGATCACCGACCTCCGCAACGAGGTTGCCATGCTCAGGGGCAGCGCCCGCGCTGACCGCCAAATTGACGCCGGGCACGCCATGTATCGCGGCGGACTACTCGCCCGCATCAAATCGCTTGAAACCGCCGCCAAGGCCGTGATCGAACGCTGGGACTCACCACTTTGGAAAGACGCGGAACCGACCGCGAAAGTCATCAACCAACTCCGCAACACCCTGAACCCATGAGCCATTCCGCCGATACCGTCACCGATCACCGATTGCACCCAAGCAAGGAACTCACGCCGCGAGTGGTGGAGTGGGAAATCCACATCGGCCATGTGGGATACCTCTACATTGTCGGCCCCGGCCCCAAGGCAATGTTGCGCGCCTACCGCACGCAATCCACCGAGCGGCTTGCTATCCTCCGCCGCACCGTGATTTTGCTCAACCAGACGCGCCGGGAGGACATCGAGGCTGCGGATACGGAAATCCGGGCCGCGCTGGTGGCCTGCGGGTGGGAAGAAGAGGATTGACACCGCACGGAACGTGAAGGACCGTCAGGGCGCATGAAAAAACAAACCCTCGCCACGGCGTTTGCCGCGCTACGGGAAAAATCCGGGCTGTCAATGCTTGCCGTCGCGCAAAAGTGCGACATCGCGGAAACGACGGTTTGGAAAGTCGAACACGGAAAATCCGTGCGGTGGGAAACGATCCACCTGATCCTCACCGCGGCCATGCGGGTTCCCCCCGGATCACAGCAGTATCAGGATTTCCAAGCCTTGTGGGTAAAGCAACGGCAGGAAATGGCGGAAGCCCAAAGCCCGGAGTTTGGCAGTCCGCGCATGTCGCCCGCCGCGGTGGCAGCCGTGCGGAAATTCCGCTCCATCATTCACGACATGGATGCCAAGCGCATCCAGAAGATCATGGCGGTGGTCACACAATCGGCCCGTCGATGAGCCCGTACCAGAATTTCTTCAGTCCGAGCTTCCCGAGTTCCATGGACACAAGCGCATGAAACGCATCCCACTGCGACGGGTGGATGGTCTGGCAGCCTTCCGAGGAAGTGGTCCTGTATCCGCCCCGGTGGATGTTGATGGCCACTCCCGGCCATGGGGCTTTGACGCCGTCGCGGGTGACGGGCAGCTCTTCGTTGCGCGTGGCTGGCCGGAAGGCGGGGTAGCCGCCACCGGGGCGGGAGATGCCGTGGTTGCCGGGACGGTAGGCATGGAAGCCGGTTGCCAGCGTGGCGATGCCCTTGCGGAAAAAGGACGGGTCCGTGTTGGCGTTGAAGGCGACGAAGGTTTCCGGTCCGACGACAAAGATGGCGTCGTCGTAGATTCCACGGTCGTTGACGCCGGTCTTGCCCATGGTGTCGCGGTAGTAGCCGCGCACGCCCAAAAGGTAGAACTCGGGCATTGGTCCACGGTCTTCTTTCATCCATTCCGCGAGAGCTGCGGCTTGGACGACATGGCGCGGGGCCTTGGGCTTGGCTTTCGGAATCATCTGGAATTATTATGGAAGCCGGTATCCGGGATTGCTGGTAATCGCCTGCACGTTCTCCTCGTGGAATTCGGCGGCGGTCTTGGAATCCTGCGGACGGTCGAGCGGATTGGCGTCCTCGGTGGGGGCGCAGGAAACCATCCACAGGGCGACGAGGGCTACGGGAACGACAATCAGATAGAGCTTGGTTCTCATGGGTTTATTTTGATTCGGAAGAATTGCTTTTCCTGTTTTGGCACCTCGATGGTTTGGACATCCTCCCAGTTCTTCAGGTCGTCCGACTGTTGGATCGTGAGCTTTACTTTCGGGAGCGGCAGTGGAACGAGAACAGGCTCTGACAGCGCGGACTCGCCCGCCGTGTTGTAGGCTGAAACAGCGACCAACGCACCAACAGGAACGTCCACAGTGGCGGATGGTGTCGGCACGGTGGCCAGTAGGACGTTAGGACTGCCGAGTCGATAGAGCCGGTAGCCTTCGACCTGTTCGCTGGCTGGGTTTGCGTTCCACGCCAGCTTGACCTCGGCACCGTAGGCGCATCCTTTGAGGCCGAACACCACTGCCACAGCCAACAGCACCAGCGCGGCAAGCCCGACCCACCACCGCTCAAACAGCGAGTTGCGACCGTCGTCCTCTGGCGGGAAGTAGCTCATTTCTGGACAGTAATTTGGATGCCGTCCTTGGCGCTGTATGAGTAGGTGCCGTGCTCGCCCTGTATGGCGACCGCAACCGGATACTCGGCGCAGGAGGCAACTACTAAACTGGTAAGAATCAGTAGCAATAAGTGTTTCATAAGAGCGTGGAAAATTCTCCGTTGCACGGTTTGTCCGACCATCTCCCGAAATTGCGAACCGCCTCGTAATAGACGCGTGCGATGTCGTCGTTGCCAGTCATGGAAATGATGTTGAAAAACAATAGGTCGATATCGGACTTATGAAAAGGGAAATGCTCGGTGCGGCAGAACTGATATCCGATGTCATGGAATAACGAGGCCAGCCGTGTGCAGTGCAAATCCGGTGTGCCCATCCAACCGAACGGCCAGACCCAACGCTTAGGTGAGCAACCATTCCACGCATAGCCCTCGTGGACATAGCTGCCGAACTTGTCATGGTGCGCCCAAACCTTGCCCGTGGCGTCGTGATACATGATGACCCGCCCATCCTCAATGCCTCCATGTGGCAGGCGGATGCCCTTGCACGTCACAAAGCGCCACCGCTTGCCGCCCTCTTTGGTCGGGTGGAGTTGCCGGTATTCGTGACCCTCGCGGAAGGACGGCAGAAGGGAGGGTTTCATGGCATCGGTGGGAGTTTCGGGCACTTCCTGATTTCATCCTTCAGGCTCTCAAGCGCATGAGCCACCTCGGTCTGAGCCTTGGCGACAATGGCATTGCTTTTGACGCTCTCGACGGTCAGCGCAAGGAGTTGCTGCGCATTGTCGCGTTGCAGCTTCATGGCTTCTTGGTGGCGGTGTTCCCTCGCCTCATTTTCAACTTGTCGTAGTATCTCCTCTTCTTTGCGGCGTGCATCCTCCTTGGTTTCGTTGGCAGCCATCCGCTCAATCTCGCGTTTGGTTCGCACCCGGTTGGAGTTCCAAAAGATGATGAGTGCAATCGCCATGAAGAACAATGCCCCATGTCGTCCGGTGAGTCGGTCCCATGACTGCTCATCAATCAAGGAATTAACACTGGCAACAATGGCGCTGCTCGCCAACACGAGAAATTCCCCGGTATGGATCATGGTCGTCTTGGCTTGTTCGTATCGGTGTGGCATGGGTGGTTTCTACGCGGGTGGTTCACAATGGATTTGCTACGGTTCCGGGCTCCATGCGTGCGCCCCAAACGTAGAGCGAGCAAGGAGTTGCGGAGGAGATGGACGGCGCTTCGGCGGCGTTGTTTGTTAAAGATATGCCAACGCCCCAGCGGTAATTCGAGCCGTAATCGACAGTCATCCAAATGCGATACCATCCATTTGCCGCAGCATCTATGCCCGCTGCAACAAAGGCCGTGCCTCCCGAATTCCCCACGGCTCCCGCTCCGGTGGTATCGAAGGTGGCGAAAGCGATGCCAGTTGCCTCGATGATTCGAAGATATGGAAAACTGCCGTCAGCGGTCTGCTTGACGTATATGGACATGGTGTGATTGCCGGAAAATGCGGCGGCGGTGCCGGTGGATAAGAGTTTGGTCCCTGTTACTGCTGTATTGGTCAGCAGAGCCGCTCCGGGGTGCCCATCTGGCGCATCCGTCGCATACCATGTGATGGTTGCTCGGGTCTTGACCCAGTAGGCATTGGGGAAATCGTTCGGGTGCGTAATTAAATTCCCTGCACCTTTTAGTGATTCCGGCGTCCACCGGCTCACGGAAATGATTTCCTTGCCTCTTTCGCCATAGGCTGCCAGATAGTCGCCATTTAGTAGCTCGATACAATCGACGTAAGTTGCACCTCCGGTCTTGCCCTCCCCGGCCCAAGTCGGGCTTGTGGCGTTGGTGCCTCGCAATATGTAGCAATCGCGCTTGTTCCATGTCACGCCGTCTGCTGAGTAACCGAAAAACAAACGTGCGCGGCTTGGTGATTCGTTGGCGAAAAAGATGTATCTGTCAGACATCTTGCGGACGCATGTGCGCGTGTATGGCAACATCAAATTTGTCTCGACCATAGGTCTAAACTCAAAACCGTTAGGCGAGTATGCGGCGAGGTGAGTTGATGGATAGGTATCAAAATCATAAGCTCTTGCATACAGCATCCAGCCGGTGGCGAGCGGCACCTTAGAAAACTCCAGGCCATAACCGCTTTGCCCAAGATCGTTTGTTGCTGGAATCATTCGGTCATATAGGCCGTCAAGCCCGTCAGGCCAGCTTGAGCCGTACGGGTGATTGAGCGCGGCGAACACCTTTTTGAACAGATCGGCGTCGTGCGCGTATTGCGGGAATCCGGTTTCGGCAACCCATGTGGAGGGGTATAAAAGTATAGGCGTTCCAGCCGCTCCGCCAGTCACCGGTATGGCAAACAATCCAACACCAGTCCGCAAAAGGCCCACACCTTCGACAGAATCCGCAATGGCGTAAAGCTGCCCGTCAACAACGCACCAGCCTCCCGGAAGCGGGCGCGGTCCTCCATAAATTCCCGTAACGTCATAAGTTTCCATTGACGGCATCAGAACCCCGCCGTCTGTCCATGTGGCCCCATTGTCGTCGCTGAACCAGTATGTCGTGTAGCTGCCTTTGCCTTCCTCATTCCGCCCATGCTGCGTGTGCTGCAAATGCACGCGTCCATCCGCCGTCTGGTAAAGACTTGGATGGAAGTTGTATGTCTTAACATCCTGAGTAGTCGGGACGAACACATTGACCAGAGCGGGATTCGGAGACTGCAACAGACCGACTTTTGTGTTGTCGGTCGGCCCGTCGTAAAAAACCGTTGGCGTGGTGGCGTTTTGCGCCTCGATGTCGGCCAGAAACTCGGCATAGGTCATCGCATGCCGCTCGCCGTCGCCGTTGTCGAAAAAGATGCGGGAGGTCTGCTTTGGCAGCCCTTCCAATGATGCCGTCGCGCCTGTCAGGTCTTTCTCCGCATCGGCAGCCGTGCGCGTGGCTCCAGGATCTTCCGCGATGGCGGTGTTGACGGCGATGTTCGCTGTGGCTGCGGCTCCGGTGAGCAGTGCCTTGCCCCCATCAGTTGCGTCAGTGATGTCGGCGGCGGTGATGTCGCGGTCGCCAAGCTGAAGCCAGTCTGCGGAGTTCCACGCGCCGCTGGTGCCGACGCGGTCGGCCTCCGGCTTGAGCATCCATGTTTTTCCGGTGTCCGAGTCGATGACCGCGAAGCCTTCGGCATTAACAGTGGTGAGCGCGAGGCGGGCGGCTTGGTTGGCGACTGCCTTCGATGTGGTGATGGTCCCGGTATCCCCTTCGGCAGCCGCTCCAATGGCAGAGCGCCATCCGGCCTTTTCGCCTTCGGTGATGTTTGAGCCGTCTCTGAGTGCGTGTGATGCCATGGTCGTAAATGGTTAGTCGTCTGCGGGTGTGTATGCGGTGGGGTTCATCGCTCCTTCGGAATCCACGGTGAGCCGCAGGTATCCGCCCGGGGTGTTCGGGTCCTCAATCACGCCGCTTGGCGCTGAGAGGTACCACGCGGTGCCGTCCCATGTGTATTCAACCGGGTTGACGGTGCCGACGATACAGCGTTGGCCCACGAAGGTTCCTACCAGCGAGGGACCTGCCGCGATGGTCAAAGCAGTGAAGGTTCCAATATCGGGAGACCACCCGGTCAAGCCGATTGGCGAGTCAGCCGTCGATGCCTTGTAAGCCGAGAACGAGACCGAGACGCCCTCCGCCACCACCCATTCGTTTGAGCCGTCATCGAAATAAGCATCCCACACCTTGTCGCCGGAGGTCAGACGCCAGGAGTCCTTGCCACCTAGGGTGCCATTAGGCGACAGTGTGAGCGGATCACTGTCTGCGGGAGAAGTGATGCCGGTAATGACGATATTGGTCGAAGCGTTCGGGCTTCCTTGGGCAGCGGTGCGAATAAGCGCCGGAACGCCAATATCCGCCAGCACTTGCGCCGGAGTCCGTTCCTCTAATCCTCCTGCTACAGCTACCCGAAGCATGTTGTCTGCGGTTAGTCCGGCGGTGGTGAGGTCGCCTACGTCGGATGCGCCACTCGCGCTGAGAGTTCCGCCCGCGAGCGTCAGGCCGGTGCCGATCTCGATTTCGCTGCCGTAGCCCGCTCCTGCGGCGGACTTGCCAATGATCCTCTGGCCAGTCGTGAACCAAATCCGGCTTGATAGCACCGAGGACAGGTATTGAGTGATGCGGTTACGGATGCTCATGGTCAGCAAGATTGGTTGGGATCAGCGGGAACGCGCCCGAGGATCGGGATGGAGAAGGAAATGCGGCAGGCGATGTTGGCGAGTTGGGAGGATTCACCCGTGCGTCCGCCCGTGTCTTTGCGGGTTGAAGTGCTGCCCTCTGTTCCGTTTGACGTTTGGGTTGACGAGCGTGTGTTTGCATCAGTTCCAGATCGAGTGCTGGAACTGCTACTGGTGGTTTTGCTCTCAAGCGTGCGTGCCATGGGTCAGGAGTCGGAATAGGTGTAGGTTGCGTTTTGCCCGGCGGAGTTGCTTTGATCGGCGCTGCGGCTTTCCCCCTCGCTATTTTCCTTGCTCGCGCGGTAGCTGGTTCCTGATTGAACCGTTTGGGATTCTCCGGTGTCTGAGGTTTTTTCCGTGGAGACGGCCTTGTGATTCGGGTCTTGCCATTTTGAGACAAGCAACACGTCGAACTGAACATCCTTGGGAAGCTCCGCAAGGATTCCGCGGCGGCGCGCAAGCGCCACGCCCTCATTGACCTTGGCGATTGCCTCGTCAATGAAAGCCGGAAGTTCTTCGATGGTGATGATGTTTTCCATTTAGAATCCTCGTTTGGTGCGGGCGAAGTTTGAAGGAGTGGCAAGAGTGCGAGGAACCAATGCATCATAGTCCGCGGCGGCGATCTCCCCTGCCTTGGCGGAAGCCCCTCGGGTGTCCGGGTTCTTCCATAGATCGGAAGTCGCAAGCAGCCCGCGGGCGACAGGCAACAGGTAAAGCTCGACGTGCTCCGCTCTCATCGGAATGTCCGCGCCGGGAGAAAGCAGGTCCGAGAAAGCAATCCGCGCCGGGGCCAGCGTGAATTTTGCGGACAGCCGATAGGCGACTCCCGGCAACGAGTTGAACCGGATCACTGATGGCGCGTGCGGGTTTTGGTTCCGGGAGTTTGCCTCGACATGGTAAAACTCAGGCTCGCAAATGTGCCGGGTGGAGTAGGGATTGGCAACAGGTTGAAACGGCAGAAGCTCGCGCCGGGTTTCCATGATGACAGGGTTGCCGACAAGCTCATCGTATGGCTCAGGCACGGTGGCGGCATCACTGTAAATGATCGCGTCCACCGTGCCGGTCGATCCGGCGTATGGGTGCAGCAGTTCCGTTTCGGAAATGATTTGGTTGTCAATCGGATCGCCGTCGATCCGGATGGTGCGATAGAAGTCCTCCGAGGTGAACGTGTGCCCTGTTACATCGGCGCTGCCGTTGGTAAGGCCGAGCGAAACCGTGGATGGGGCCGGGAGGTAAATGCCAGCTGTGGTAATCTTGGATTTATGCGAGGCAACGGCATGGAGCCTTTGCAGCCCGCCGTTGATCGCATCAAGCACTTCCAGCCGGGCATCGGCATCCATTTCAGTGAACGTGCCGCCAAGGTCACGCGCCAGCCGGTTCCCAAGAGCGATTGCTTTCATGCCTCACCCCCTTCTTTTACTGGATTTGGATCAGCCAGCCCAAGGGCGATGCGGGCTTGGACATACTCCCGGTCGATGGTTTCCTTTTGAGCCTGATCCGCGGCGGCGAACAGGTAATAGGATGAAGCGTGATAGCGGATGATCGGGATAAGCAGGGTTTCCGCATACTGGTGCGGAATGGGGACCAGCGGACATGAAGTGAGGTCATCCACGGTGTAACGCGGGCACTCCTTCACCACTTCCAGCGTGAAGCTGACCGTTGCTCCGAAAACCGCCGGGACCACACGGAACACGCACTTGGCAGGATCGTCGGCGCTTTGCTTGTAGCGGTCCACATGATAGGCCAGTGGTTCGGATGCGGTTTCGCCATTCAGGTAAAGGTCCACAAACATCTCAAGCTCGCCAATGGATTTGAGAGGCGTGAGCGGGCGGTTGTTGTCCGCCCTGCGGCACGGACCAACGACATTCTGCACAGTGTCGGGCAGCGTGTATTCGTCCTCCCCGTCATTGAGCTGGATAGTCAGAGCCTCGTTGCTCCAATAGTCATGCCCTTCCGCATTGTTCCAGACCATTTGCATGGACGTGTTGAGGTCTGTGATCGCACGGTCCAGCGCATAGCGCGGCGCGTTTTTCGAGCACAGGAACCCCCACATGGAAAGCGATTCCTTCACAAGCTCGCAAACTGTCCTCCCGCGCCGGTCGCTTACGCCTGACAGTGTGACGGTAGCATCGAGGCTGGATGTCACAGAGCCATCAACAAGACTCCCCTTTGCCACTTCCAGAACCACAAATGATTCAAGGCTGGATGTCACATCCGCACCGACATTCCGCGTGCGGACCACATCGAGCGCAACGCTTCCGGCCAGCGCCGTGGCCACGACAGCGCCAACAACCCTGCCGGTTCCGGCGGTAAGTGCCGGAGTCCCGATCAGAGAAGTCGTGAAGGTGGCATCAACGTCAACCATGGCAGGTTATTGGAGTGAGATGGACAAGTCGCCAATTTGAAGGTTCACCGCATCGGTGTTCACCACAGCGCGGGACGTTCCGAGTGATCCCGTCACCAACAGATTCCCGGCCCCGGAGTCGTCCCATAGGCCAAAGTGCGAGAGGGTGGCATTGCCGTCCACCACGCTATCGGTGAATTGCTCAAGGGCGGTGTTTTGCGTGGTTCCGGCGGACGCGACATCAAATGCCGTGGCTTGCCGGGAATAGGAACTCTCGCTCCACTCGGTAAGCGTCTCATCCGTCAACGCCGTTCCGAGTCCGGCGTAAATGGTCGTTGGAGGAGTGTAGGAGGGTCCGCCGAAAACATGATCGAGCAACTTGCGCTTGGCGAAGCTGGTCAGCCCGCCAGCGACGGAATTGTTCATCGTCAAGGAAACCGCCCCGGCAGCCAACCTTGGGGCATCCCCGCTGGCCACTGTGCGCGTGGCGGAAAGGGCCCCGCGCGCCAGCATGTTGGTGCCTCCGCTTGCCGCATCATAAATCGCCCAATGGGTGATTGTCCCCCATGCCGCCGTTGCGGTGGGGAAACTGATCGTGGTGCCATTGGTCTTGGTCGGGATGCCGGTGCCAGCACATTGCGGGAAATTCACGTTGTCATTCGTGACCGTGGCGCGGGCATAACTGCCGCCCGAAACCTCGCCCGACACGCCGCTTTCCCCAGGATCGGAGGTGAACAGGGCGAAATACAAGGTGGCAGGCTTTGAGTAGGCGGAATTGCGCAACAGGTGATCTAGCAATTCGTTTTCAAGATAGTCGGAAAGGGCGGACATGGCGGTTATTCAGGTTGGGTGTTGAGCCATGCCTCGATTTCCTCACGGAGTTCGGCATGACCTTTGGCACAGCGGAATCCCGTTTCGTAGATTCCGCCCACGCGCTCGTCGCCCATGAAAATGTCATCGCCATCCTTGCGGAAGCGGTCAGGGCTTACTTGTGGCGCGGGGGCTTCAATCGTGGCCGGAGCGGGAACCGGCTTTGGCTTGGCGGAAAGGCACGCTTCGTCGGCGGCAGTCAGCATGTATGGCTGGATCACCGCGCCGCGGCTTGGAAAGCGCGGGTCGGAAACCCTTGCGAGTGTCGCATTAAACTCTTCCGGGTCGGTGATGATGCGTTGCTGATAGCAAAGCCCGACATGCTCGATGCCGGGGATGGGAAGGAAATCGCGCGGAATGGGCGCGGCGGCACGCAAACGGTTGGAAACACGGAAAACGGCTTTCATGGGCAAAAAGGAAAAATGGTTGGCCGGGGGAGGGGTTGCCTCCCCCGGCTGGGTGTGGATCAAGCCACGGTCGGCAGGGTGATGCCGGGGCGGCTCAAGGCGTGGGTGAGCAATGCCACCGCCGGGACGCGGTTCTTGCGGTCCTTGCGGAGCGCCTGACCGAAGACCGACATGATGAACACGCGCTTGATGAAGTTGCCGTTGTCCATCTCAACATCGCGCTGCGCACGGGCGGAGCCGTAGCCGCGGAGGATGCCAGCACGTCCAAGGGCGATGGTGTGGCCGATGGGAACACCTTTCGCGTTGGCCGGGATGATGAGCGCGCCAGTCGCCCACAACTCGGTGTTGTAGGTGGCGTTCCAAGTGACCGATCCCACGGTTCCTTTGCGATAGGTTCCGTTGGCTTGGCCGGTGAGCCATTCCAGCACGACGATCTTGTTGCCGTCGTTCCCAGTGGTGTATTTCACGAATCCCCACTTGCCAGCGTTTGCACCGCTGGTGTTGTAGATGATCGCGTAATACGGGCCAGCCACGTCACCGATGGCCGAACCGGAAACGTCAAGCACGCCGGTATCCACAAACTTGAAGTCGTGGCCGCCGAAATACTTGAACCAAAGCGGTTTGCCAGCGCCAGTCAAACTACCGTCCGCGTTGTCGGCACCACCGCCCGGAAGCGTGCGCTCGGCATCCGTGGTGACAGCATAACCCGCGCCTCCAAGGTAGGCTTCGGGGGCGAGGAACGAACCGACCGCACCCTTGCCCGCATGGTTGAGGGCGTTGTGTGGGATAATGGTGTGACCGTCAATCGCCGGGTATCCGCCCTTAAAGAGCGTATTTCCGCGACCGCGAACATCACCGCTGGACAGCACGGACTTGTAATCCGCGTCGAGTCGCAGCGAAAGCGCGGCGGTTTCGGACGGGATAAAATTCTGCGACCAGATCGGCACCCGGCCATCGCGCGAAATGTTGGCCGGAAGGCCACCAAGCGGCTTCATTGCGGCACCCGTGGTCACAATGTCGTCCCACGAAAGAACGTCGGCGGAGCCAAGGGTTGCGAGCGTTTTGCCACCGGCATAAATCCGGTTTTCTTGCGGCAGGGTGAGGACGCACAGGCCCATGATGTTGTCGCGCTTGGTGCGGCCCAGCCACTTGCCAAGTTTGACGGGGACGAGCGACTTGAGTTCGTCCATCAGGCCCATGATCTCGTCCGAACGCTTGGAACGGGACGCCGCATTGCGGATGAAGTCCACGTTGAGGTCGAACGAGTCGATGTCATCCTTCTCGTAATCGGACGGGCCTTCAAAGAGTTCCTCGCCGTATTTGCCCTCGCCGTAGTATCCGGACGTGGTGGTGAAGGTCATCTTCGCGCCGTCTCCTTTGGAGAGGTCGTTTTGCACCCAAATGGGTGCCCGCATGTTGCCTTCGAACTGTTGGAAGAAATCTTCCTCTTCTTCGGCAAGGAGTGCCCCTTTGTGCCATTTCTGACGGAGAGAGGCGGCGTCCTGACTGAGCAGGTT